TATCTATTACATATGTATATTTTAAATTTTCAATTATTATTCATCGCCACCATCATCAGCGGACTTCTTGCCCTTCTTCTGTTTTGGTTCCTTCGGCTCTTTCAGTTTCTTGATAACCAGAGTGTTCTTGACGTCGCCGGTAGTCTCTTGGTTCATCAGAGCAGAGAGGATCTTGTCTACGTAATCCTGAGTAACAGTGTCACCAATGAGGTTCTCGAGCATCGCCTCGATCATCTCCAGAGATAGCTTGCCTTTCACTTCTGTTTCCTTGTTAATAACGGAGAACCCATCCATCTCGTGAACAGCCATGTGATGAGTCATCATATATTCAAGAATTTGCTTCCCCAGAATGGTCTTTTCCTTCTTGGAGTCTTTCATCGCCTTCGACGCCTCGGCGATGTTCTTGTGCAGCTCCACGAACCTTTCTACGTTTGTGATGAACTCCATTATTGTTATTGTAATATTACATAAACATCCTATTTAAGTTATTCACATCGTCGATATGGACGTTGTGAAAACCCATGGTCAAACAATTCAATACTTGCACATCTGGAAATTTCTGAAGTAGCAGTGTTGATCAACAGGAGATGGAAGTGGGCCGCCGAAGAATGTTCCCATGTCAAATTTACTTATCTTCAGGTCGGGGCTCTTAGACCAATTAATACCTTTCAGTAATTCTTTCTTCCCGTTTACGATTACGTAAGTTTCGCCATCGAGTTGTGGAACGCCGTTCTTGAATGTGTTCATCTTGGTCCCAACAGAGAGCTTGTTCCACGTGTCATATTTCAACGCCTTCTTGAAATCGTCACCGAAGAATCCACACCCATGGCCTTCCGCGACCAGACCTGGTATTTTTTGTTTCAGTCCGTCGGCGGGATAGATATAGTCAATGATGCCTCCATCGATCTGCCACATAATTCTATTTGAAGCTCCCGTGGTAGAATGTTTGTAACCGCTGCAGTCTCCATATCCCACGGTAGTGCCTCCGAATTTACCTCCCTTGGCAAACTGAAATCCCTTAGGATAATACACTTCCCACGAAAATGTGATCGCGTCTTTGTTCATACCGTCCGGTATCGCCTCAAAACTAAAACCGCCGACGCCAGGGTCGTTGCTCGTGCCGGAGTTCTTGTCATATTGACATTTGATAACCGTATCTCCCTTGACCGTCGTGACGATGCTCTTCTTGAGATTGTACTTTTTGATGTTCCAAGAACCTCCCCCCTTCGTGAGCAGATTCAGGTTCAGAGTGCTTATCACGTCGCCACTTGGTGGTTTGGGTGTGGGAGGCGTAGGAGTAGGAGGCTTTGGTGCGGGGGGTGTAGGAGGCGTAGGAGGCTTGTAACCTTTTTCTAATCTATCCTGGTTCCCAGGACCAAGACCCGTATATTTAGTTTGCATTATTTTGATAGCATCTGCATGTGATTTTCCACTGTTTCTCAAGTCGGCATACATTTTTGAAGCCTCTGCGAAATTGGTGTTGAAATCTTTTTTGGTACTCGACATATACTATCGTTATTATTTTTTATGGAACAAATACGATCATGTACAAAATCACAGTTTGTCGATACGAAGGGGGTTTATCATATCAACAATTTAAAGCTTGAGACGTTCTACACTTTGTAAAGCACCGTCGACATAGCCGGGACGTTTTGATAGCATCTCCCCTACGATATACACACCTTTGCACGGTTTAGACAGCTTGTCCAATAAATTATCAATCGTCCGAAATTTGCCATAAGGGCGAATCACGTGGTCTCCGTCTGTCCAGAATGCGATAAAAATATCGTCGGGGGTTCCAAAGTTGAAACCAACGTCCTCGAGTTTCTCTTCTAATATTTTCTTCTGGTCTTCAAGAGGCAATTTCTTAACTCCGCCCCAGAACACAGCTTTGGGACCATCTGCATAACTTGCCATCACGATGTTCTTGTTGATCTTGATAACTTTGTCAACAATTCCGCCCACTTTTACATATCCGTCTTTCATCGTGTATCCGTCTTTGTAATATGCATACACTCGTGAAAAAGGAGTAGATCCTACATAATCGGATACTTTAGGCAACTTGAAGCCGATGCATTTTATATTTTCTAATGCGGTTATCGTGACCGCGAATATAACTTGCTTTGCTGATATATCACCATTGATCGAAAATGTACTACCTTTCTTCTCGACCGTTTTTACTTCGTAGTCAGTCTTGATATTTGGGAGAGATAACTTATCGACCAGTTCCGTCCATTGGCCACCCATCGACTCGAACGGCTGGTTGTCTAGATCCGCGATAGGATAATATTTCATGAGATATTCAAAACTGCCCTCTAAATAATCTTCGAACTCGGAGTGGAGTATGAAGTTGTCAGCAAATTCCTTTTCAAAATACTTGTACAGTATTTCACGAGCAGTAAGAGTGAGAAGATCTTTCTTCGTCATTTTTTTATATACTTTCTTGACCTTCTTGACAGCGACGTCCATGTCGAAAGCAGGAGTGATGAGATCTTTTATACCGGCTGGAGAGAACTCTACTTTCATATCGAGCTTCTTGAGAAGTTTCACGAGTGATTTATTCTCGGGCACGATTATTCCCGCCCCGCATTTCAGCTTTGTCCCGTGAAAATCGTGCTCTCTCACCCTCCCAGACACGGTCGAATTCTTTTCTAGAACAATACAGTTTTGTTTCTTTTTCGTTAGTAAATAATTGGCATAAAGTCCCGCAATGCCGCCGCCGATGATCAAATAATCATATGTCATCTTAGTATACACAAATCAAAATATTTAAAATATTTTTATACTACAGAGATGTCATTCCCAACTGGAACGATCGTGGACGAATACAAATTATTTCCAACTCTTCCAAATGATAACATCGCGCCAATACGACCTGCCAAGGATGATCTGTGGGGAAAGGACGGAGGTTCATTTTTCTATAACGGGACCGTGAAAACAAACTGCCCTGATAGTTTGGCATGGAATTCGACCACAAAAACATGCGCTGGTTCTAACACACCTGCTCCGAAACCAGACATAAGTAAGTCTCAGAGAGGTCCTGTGGCGCTCTATAATGATTTGAAAGAACTCCCCTTGTCCGCTTTCGTGACTACCAAGTCGAACCTCGATTGTAAAACGATGCCCAAGTGTGTATTCGGAGTGTATACACTTTCAGGAAAAAAAGTGACCGTCGAGTTGTCTACGCATCTCGGTGGTGCCGTTTACAAATTGTCGTACGACGGTGTTGATTTTGTGCTTCCTGTAGCCATAGTCGGAGCGTCAATGCAGACGGCGATGTCTTTTGATATTCGTCCGCAACTTGGAATGACAAATGAACAATACAACCCGACAGAAGGAGGTACGTCAACGGACAGCTTCACTGGTCGCAGTAGTAGCAAGATACTCGAGCTTCGTGGCAATGACACAACGGTATACACTCGCAGCATCCCTGCATACTTCAGGCCACCTGGGTATCTATTAATCGACAAGCGCACGGGAAAGCGCACATTGCCAGTAGTGAACAATACTATATTGTCCAAGGTAGAACTCAGCAAACGTATAGAATTCATCAACGATACGACGTTGGAATACACGATGAACTTGAACATTCCCGGAGGGCACTACTTCTCACAAATTGAGGTATTGGCATGTTGGGTGCCGACCGCGTCTAGCGAACAACGGAGCGTACTTCAAAATGATGGCTGGAAGACACCGAAAAATAATGAAATTTTTTGGGTGAAATCGGGGAAAACGCAGACATATGGAATTATCAACGCAACAACGGATGGAAAACATGCTTGGGGGGTCGTACTTCTTGACTGGCCTAAAACGGACGAAAACGGACCAGCTCTTGATACACCGCGTTACAGATTTGAGGGCGAAAGTTCTACGTGGCGAAAATTTAATATTGTCCAACGATTTGGTACGAACAAAAATTTCTCTACACCCATCCCAGGTGGAAACTACGGGTGGAAATTCGTTTTTGCGTTTGGAACGATAGATGAGGTGCGTGCAGTACTTCTGAAACGAGCAAATATATCATGATTTTACATAAATATGTCCATTGTATAAGACCATTTGAAACCATATGCGTTTTTACGTTTACCACGAGCACACGCACTGATACTAGCTCCACTTGTTTTAAGATGTCGACCCGCTTCTCCCGTAGATCCGAATGAGTTGATAAATGTACCGTCGAGATCGTACTGATACACTTTTTTAGAGTTGTGATGCTTCTCGCCTCGTTGTGCTTCGCTCATCTTTTGTTTGGTTTCCTCGGAGCGAGTTTTCCCGAGTCGTGCTTCGCTCATCTTTTGTTTGATTTCCTCGCTCTTTTGTACCTCGAGCTGTGCTTCGCTCATCTTTCGTTTGGTTTCCTCCGTATGAGTTTTCCCATACCAGGGGTTCTTCTCGCCAAGATGTGCTTCTCTCTGTTTTTGCTTGGTTTCATCACTGTGTTTTTTTCCAAACCAATAATTCTTCTCACCTTTTTTTACTTCGCTCATCTTTTGTTTAGATTCCTCGCTATATTTGCCACCGCTTCCGCCGCCTTCTTTGAGATTGTATCCGCTCGGCGACAATGTCCCAAGCAACGCAACCAGCATCTCCTCGTAGAAATTGAGGTCGTCATCGGGAACCTCGTGCCACTCTTTTTCGAAGTTCTCCCATCCATGCTTTTTGATGGCGTTATAAATAGCACAACACCCAATTTTTCCTGTTCGATGTTCTTCGAGGCGTTTGTGTATAGGCCGATACGTTTGGCCGATATAAATCTTTCCGTTCTTTTTATTTTTGAGTTTGTAAATATATCCCATTTACATTTACATATACATTCTTTATTAAATACTTTAAAATGACGATATGAGCAATTGCCATTTATTCATCTAAAAGCAAACGCCAACGCGCCCACTGCGACAATTCCCAGTGCCAGACCAGCATGGTAGTTAAACGACATTTCTCTATACATTTTTAGCCAATTTTTTGCTTGTTCTTGATCATCTATATGATTCAGCATAAAGTCAGTCTTGGGCGATAAAACATAGTAAAAGTAATTCGTCAAGAAAGCAGTCGCGATTACAAGACAAACCATACCGGATGTGCTCATCCTCTCAGATCGAAGCTGCGTGTTGTAAATAATCAGACAAATTGAAAGAGCTACACCGAGGGCATATCCCTGATAACTCAAAATTTCTCTTTCTTTGGTAATCATTTCGTATCGTTTTTGTAAGTCTGCTGGAAGAGTCTTCTTGTAATTTTTTACAATTTCACTCTTGCCGGTCATATTGTAAAAATAAATCATGCCGATAACAAATACCGCGGCAATCATACACGATGTAGAACAAAATGCCATTTTGTCGTATATTTATAGATATATATTTTTACATAAATGGGAATGTATAAGACCATTTAAAATTATATGCGATTTTATATTTTCCACGAGCACAGTCTCTTATAGGTGTCACGGTTTTTTCGAGTTGTCGTGCTGCTTCTCTTGTCGATCCAAATGAATCAATAAAGGTGCCATCGAGAGTATACTGATATACTCTTATGGATTTGTGATGCTTCTCACCGGTTTTCCCATACATAGGATTATTCTCGCCAAGCTTTGCTTCTCTACTTTTTTGTTTGGTTTCATCGCTCTTTTGTTTCCCAAGATTTGCTTCTCCAATTTTTTGTTTATGTTCATCACTTAGAGTTTTCCCAAGATTTATTTCTCTCATATGTTTTTTAGATTCTTCACTCATTTTACCACAATTACCACCACCTTCTTTGAGATTATATCCATTTGGTGATAATGTTCTCATCAAATTTATCATCCATTTTTCGTGCTTATTTAGTTCATCGTCCGGGCATTCATACCAATCTACTTTAAAATTTTTCCATCCATGTTTTTTGATAGCTCCATAAAATGCCCTGCAACCACTTTTTGTTCGATGTTCTCTGAGTCGTTCTTGAATAGGCCGAATTGTTTGACCAATATAGCCTTTCCCATTTATCATATTTGTGATATTATAAATATAGCCCATTGCTTATCATTTATAATATTGTGGTCTTTATTTATAAATATCAGTTTGACGATATGGGAAAGGTTAATTTACCAGCATTTTGTATATGATGTATAAAATATATTTTTCATAGTATCAATGTGTCAATATGAAGTATGATCATCATATTGACACTTCGTATAACTTAATGCCGAATTTCACGTGTAATGTATAATTAAATATCCAAGCTATTATGGCAACCTTTCAGTTCTTTCCCACGGATTACAGATCTGAGGACGTGCCCGCGACCAAGAGTGCTGACGAATATCACCGTATCAACATCTTCGGAAAGTGTGCTGACGGCAAGACCATTCTAGTGAGAGCCAGATTTACACCTGTGTTCTTGCTGGAGGTACCGGAGTCATGGTCTCAGTCGAGGACGAATCTTTTCATAACTGAAACGGCGATGAAATACGAGGCGATTCGCGATATGTGCTTAATCACAAAAAGGAGGAACATGTGGGGCTTTGACAATGGAAAGATGAGGAATCTTGTTCAGTTTGTGTTCAAGACCTCTGAGAAGATGAGGAGAGCAAAATTCCAGCTGAAGCGTACATATCAGCTCTATGAATCCTCGGTCGATCCTCTTATTCGCATGTTCCACATTCAGAATCTAGATCCAGCTGGCTGGATGCAAGTCTCGAATGCCCATCCTGCGCGTGAGAAAATTTCTAGGTCCGACATCGAAGTTGATACACACTTCAGGAATATCAAGCCGTTCAAGACCGATGCAGTCCCTCCTCTTATCATAGCATCTTGGGATATTGAGACATACTCAAAGGAGAGGAGGTTCCCACTGGCGACGAACCGGGGGGATTATGTTACCCAGATCGCAACCTCTTTCCAGAAGTATGGTGAGTCTCAACCGTACAAAACCACGGTGGTGTGTCTTCATGACACCGCTCCAGTGGATGGTGTGGAGATTATCTCTTGTCCGGACGAGCACGATGTCATCAACAACTGGCTGGATGTCATGCACGACGAGAAGGTGGATATTTTGATCGGATACAACGTGTGGCAGTACGATTGGAAGTACATCCACGGACGTTCACAGATGCTCGTTGACGACCTGACTGGCGAAGACACTGTGGAACTCCAGAAACTCGGAAGGTTGGAAGAAGGAGGAGGTGTTGTGGTAGAGCGAGACCTGAGTTCTAACGCATTCGGTCAAAACTCCTTCTTCCTTCTCGACGTCCCGGGAGTCATGCAGATCGATCTTCTCCAGTGGTTCAGGAAGAACAGAAACATGGAGAGTTATTCCCTAAACAACGTGTCCAAGGAGTACCTCGGGGACCAGAAGAACGATCTTCCAGCGATGCAAATCTTCGAACGCTTTGAGGGAAACGCGGATGATCGGGCGGTGATCGCATCGTATGCGGCAAAGGATACCACTCTTCCTCTGAACCTCCTCAAGAAACTTGCGATCTTCGAGGACCTGACGGAGATGTCTAATGCAGTAAAGGTCCCAGTAGATTACATCAATTTCCGCGGTCAGCAGATCAGGTGTTTTTCGTGCCTGTTCGGCAAGTCTCGCGAGATGGGGTACTCTATTCCAGACGACAAGGCGTGGACGACTGAAGGTAAGTATGAGGGTGCTACTGTTTTGGAGCCGAAGAAGGGCGCTTATTTCACTCCCATCGCAGCACTTGATTTTGCGAGTCTGTACCCCAGCATTATCCGGGCACACAACATGAGCCCAGAAACTCTGGTGATGGACGACAAATTCGACAACATCCCAGGTGTTGAATATTACGAGATCAAGACGGGGCTGGGGACTTTCAGGTATGCTCAGCGCAAGGAAGACGGTAGCTGCCAGGGGGTGGTGCCTGCGCTTTTGGACGACCTTGCAAAGTTCAGGAAAAATTCGAAGAAGCTTATGGCGGGAGCGAAGAAGGCGGGCGACGAGTTCAAGGAGAACCTTTACGATGCTCAACAAAAGGCATACAAAGTGGTGATGAACTCGGTGTACGGTTTTCTGGGAGCAAACAAGGGGTTCATCCCAATCGTTCCCATCGCAGCGTCCGTCACTGCAACTGGAAGGAACATGATCGATCACACCGCGAAAAGAGCCCTAGAACTTATTCCAGGCTCCGTGGTTGTTTACGGAGATACAGATTCCGTCATGGTTAAGATGAACGTCCCCGATAAAGAGGACGGAACTGTGGACATGGAGGCACACTTCAAGATGGCCAAGTGGCTGGCTGGGGAGATCACCAAAGATTTCAGGGCCCCTAACGGTGAGTTTTATAACGTCTAACATACCATTCTGGGTCAACTTTGTTTTCTTTATAATACACTGCGGCTTCTAGTAGCTGTTCTAGAGTGTATTTAGGATCTCTGAAAACTCTTGATTCTAAGTCTTTCAAACGAACTTGATATCCTTTCATTACTCCTTGTGGTTTTATATCTGATATACCCCATGGTAATGTTTTTCCACTTCTTTCACAACGTAGCACCGAAAGAAGTTGTCTAGTACATTCGCTTTGACCTCTAGTATTTCCACCATTTCGGATATTATATCCTTTCGTAGGATCTGTCGTATCATATAATTCTATGAACATTTCCTCATATTCATCCGACTCGTGTTTTTCACATTCAACGAGAAGTTGTGGGATGAAATTATCGCCCCCATATTTCCGTATAGCTCTCCAAAACAACACACAACCTTTTGCACCTTTTTTAGCCGCGTATTTATGACTAGACCATCTGGAATTATAGTAGTCTTTAGTTTGTCCTATATACTGTTTTCCATTTACAACACATGTTATCATATAAATACTGATCGTATCTTTAGTTCTTTTACGACCCATTACTAACCGATCTCTTGTTTATCTCTATTAAATTGTTTGCAGATTTGGAATTCGAAAAGGTGTACTATCCGTATGTTTTGTATTCGAAGAAGAGGTATGCTGCAGTGAAGTTTGAGGAGCTAGGAGAGAAAGGTAAGATTGATGTCAAGGGTCTGGCTCTAGTGCGGAGAGATTTTTCTCCCATCACTCGAGAAATTCTAAAGGAGAGTCTTGATACGATTTTGCACGCAAAGAACACGCCGACGGCCATCAAGGAGACTCGGGAAAAGATCAGGAAAGTCCTCGACAACGAGTATCCCATGGAGAAATTCGTAATGTCCAAGACTCTCAAAAACGATTACAAGAATACGTGCCAACCGCATCTTCACGTCGCCGACAAAATCTTCGAACGGACTGGATTTCCAGTTCCAAGTGGTTCCCGGGTTCCTTTTGTCTACATTGAGGATCGTGCGAATCCCGACATCAAACAATCTTTCAAGGCCGAGGACCCCGTTTTTGCTCGCGATAACGGACTTATCGTAGATCGGTTGTTTTACATCGAGCACCAGCTGCTCAAGCCCATCGTCAGTCTATTCGATCCTCTCGTGGATGACCCGGAGAAAGAGATCTTTGGCGACGAGGTGAACAAACCGAAGATCGACCAACTCAAGAACATATTCAAATCAGATCTCAAGATCGTCAAACGGGTCAAGAAAAACGTGGCAAACAAACAACACGAG